CGGGACGTTGGAACCATAATGAGGCGGACGCCTATTGGGTCGCCTACATTGCCTGTCGATTTTGGCAGTTTCTGGATGGGGAACTCAAAGAATCGGACCTGACTCCTGTTGAGAAAAAGCAGTTCACGCTGATTCATACTTATGTGCGTGGGAAGAGGGCAGGGCAGACGATCAAAAGGGGTATCTTGTATAGGGAAGACGAGCGGTTTTTCCGGTGGACACAGCAGGAGGACGATGATGGTCAAAAAGAAGGATGACGACGGTACGAAAACCAAGAAGCCTCGCAAGAAGGCACCAGCGAAAAAGAAGAAGGGAGGTGCGTTGGGACAGGCCCGTGCGGTCATGTCCAAGATTTTCAAGGACGATGAGGACAGCGTAGTTGCGGTGGATGAGGATCGCTTTCAGCGGTCGCACCCTCACCTGCCTAGCGGTTCCTCTGTGGTAGATCACCTCATTGGAGGTATCCCGAACCGCATGGGGGTGATGCCATGTCCGGGTCTTCCCCGAGGTCGTCTGGTCAACATCTACGGGGCCGAGGCCAGCGGGAAGACCACGTTGGCGTTGCATGTTGCGGCTGAGACCTGTGCGAACGGGGGTGAGGTTTGCTACATCGACTGGGAACATGCCATTGACATCGCCTACGCTAAGGCGTTGGGTGTTCCAGTTGAAGACCCCGAGCAGTTCCTTCTGGTGCAGCCAGAAACGCTGGAAAAGGGAATGGCCTACCTTTGGGGGATGGCCAAGGCCGGTGTGGATCTGGTGGTTATTGATTCCGTTGCTGCCGGGGCGACTCAGGCCCAGTGGGAACAGAAGATCGTAGAGAAGGGTGAGATTGGCCGGGTGGGAGCCAAGGCCGCAAAGTGGTCCGAGTATCTCCCGCAGTTGAAAGCCATGATCTCCCGTACCAACACCTGCGTTGTAGGGATCAGTCAGATTCGCAGCAAGATCAACACCGGGGGCGGCGGCTACGGTGGGCCAACCACGACCGAGCAGGGTGGTTGGGCATGGAAGTTCTATTCGGAACTGCGTATGACCCTCCGTCGCATCGGCACTGAGAAGAGCAAGGTGCGGGATGCTTTGACCCGGAAGATGGAAGATGTTGCGACCGCCAACAAGGTGGTTTGTCGGATCGACAAGTGCAAGGTCTCTGCCGCACAGGGTCGTCAGGCGTTCTTCTTTTTGGAGTACGGGGCCGGGATCGATGATCTTCGCAGCATGATCGAGATTTCCGTTGCCTACGGGCTTATCAAAAAGGGTGGCGGTGGATGGTACACATGGGAGTTGCCCACCGGTGCTGTGTTGAAGGAGCAGGGTCTGGACAAGTTCAAGGCCGCTATCCGTAAGCACGACAAGGAGGACGACCTCAAGGAGATGGCACTGCAAGCTCTCGCCTCGGTGCCGACCGTTGCCGCTACGCAAGACCCGGATGACATTGACGTTGATGCCGAGGTCGTCAGCGAGTTGCAGGGTATCTTGGATGGGAAGTTTCCGGGTAGTCCTACCGGGGAGGAGCCTCCCACCGAGGTTGAGTAATGGCGGTCAAGGTCCACATCAAGAACTATCAGTCTCTGGAGGACATCCAGTTTGAAATTGACGGGATGACCGTCATCACTGGGTCCAACAACACCGGGAAATCCGCTGTCATGCGGGCACTTCGGGGTGCCTTCCAGAATACCAGAGGTACAGCTTTCATCCGTACCGGGGCCGATTCCTGTTCCGTCCATGTTGAGTTCGATGACGGGCAGACCTTGGAGTGGACAAAAGGCCGCAAGAGGACCGACAAGCCCACCTACGTTATCAATGGGGGCGACCCTATTCATCCGGGGCAAGCAGTACCGGATGAGGTGCGAGCATTAGGGGTCGCCCCTATCAACGCCGGGAACCGGGAGCTATGGCCTCAGATAGCCCCTCAATTCAACCAGATCTTCCTGTTAGACCAACCCGGTTCCGTCATGGCGGAATCAATCGCCGATGTGGAGCGGGTCGGGTTTCTCAATGATGCCCTGCGACAGGCAGCGTCAGACCGCCGTAAGGGGAACAACGTCTTGCAGATCCGCAAGACGGATGAGATTCGTTTACAGAGTGAACTGGAACAGTTCGATGGTCTGGATGAGGTCGTGGATGAGGTTGGGGCCATTGAGGAGTCCATTGCTTTGGCAACCCGGATAGGGAAGGCTTTGGAGTCACTGGAGGATCTGAGAGACCGGCGGGTGATAGCGACGGCACAGGTAGACCAACTTGCGCCTATCGCCGATGTGGAAGTGCCGGGTGACGAGTTCTTTGCCGAGGCACAGACGTTACAAACGCAGGTTGCGGAGCTACAAGGCATCCAAACCCAACGTGAACGGGTTGTGGGCCGTATCGAACGTATGAAGGGTGTCGAGGACGTAGAACTCGATGTCGATACGGACACGGCAGACAAGTTGCTAGAGGCTCGTACCGTACTGGAAGGTCTCCGGGTTCGACGGTCCAAGGTGTTGGACCGTATCGCTGCGGATGAAACCGAGTTGGAGAGTGCAGAAACCGAACTGAAGCAGTTGGAGGATTCTGTCCGGTCGATGTTGGGCGGGTTAGAGGCTTGCCCCGTATGTGGGAATGCCGGGTGTGACGAGGTGCTGCAATGAGTGTGACACTGGTATGGCGTTCTGACGTGCATCTTGCGGATCAACCCCCGCAGTCCCGAACTGACGATTGGACAGAGACCTTACTGGGCAAGCTGGATCAGGTTGGGACCATAGCCAAGAAAGCTCAGGCTCAAGCGGTGCTGGACGGCGGCGATTTCTTCCATATCAAGAGTCCCGGTCGCAACACCCATGAACTCGTGCGACGTGTCGCCAGTTGTCACAAGGCATACCCTTGTCCCGTCTATGGCAATGTGGGAAATCACGACGTCAAATACGGGAACATTGAGTACCTCGATGAAAGCCCCTTGGCTGTGTTGTTTGATACCGGTGTGTTTCAGCGGTGCTACAACGAGCATGAGGCGGTGTTCACTAACAAAGGGGTCACGGTTCGTGTTGTCGGCATCCCCTATCACGGAACGCAGTATGATATGAACCGATTTACGACCATCACGAAGGGCGAGGAGGACTACCTCGTTGTGATGGTTCATTGTCTGGGTAGCTCCAAGGGCGGCACAATGTTTGAGGCTGAGGACATTGTAGCCTACGGGGACTTGGCCAATCTGGACCCGGACGTTTGGTGTTTCGGACATTGGCACAAGGACCAAGGGGCTGTTCAGCACGGGTCCAAATGGATTGTCAACGTGGGGAGCCTGTCTCGGGGTTCCATTGCGATTGATGACCTAGCAAGAACCCCATCCTGTGCGGTTCTCACCTTCACAAAGAAGGGGGTCAAGGTCGTTCCCACCCCGTTGGAGATTCTCCCCCCGGAACAAGTGTTTGACCTTGAACGTAGGGACCGGGAGACCAACCGGAAGGAGACCGTTGAGACGCTGGTCGAGAATATCCTTGCGGCACTCAGCAAACGTAAGGGTGCGTCCCTGTTGGATGAGGTCCGGTCAATGCCGGGGCTATCCGATCCCGTCCGGGAGCGCACCATCGCCTATCTGGAAAGCGTGGGGGCTTCCTAACCTCCGTCCCGGAGTAGTTCTTCCGGGAGGTCATTATGTCAGGACATTTCACTTTTGGGGATGATATCCCCGGCGAACCGGCACGGGAGAAGCTCCTGTTGACGGTTGAGATGGTCCCGGAACCCCTGTGGGAAAGGAACCTTCGCAAGATTCTGTCCCGGTCCGAGTGGGACCGTCTGCGAAAGATGGCTTACAGGAGGGCCGATTACCGATGTGAGGTGTGCGGGGCTTCCGGTGTGGATCAGGGTTTCAACTGGCCCGTAGAGTGTCATGAGGTGTGGCACTACGATGATGCAACCCACGTCCAACGGCTTGACCGTCTGATTGCCCTGTGTCCTTTGTGTCATCAGGTAAAACATATTGGTCGGGTTTCTGCGACCGAGGGACCATCGGGTGTGGCTCGTTGCTTGAACCACCTCAAGAAGGTCAACGGATGGTCCGATGAAGAAGTGACGTCTCACGTTGAGGAGGTGACCTCCTCATGGCGGTATCGGTCCGGCTGGTCCGATTGGAAACAAGACCTTTCGGTTATGAAATCTGGATCATACTAGCCGGTCCGGGAGTAGTGTCACTAGGAGGTGCCGAACTATGAGCGGTGAAATCGTCATTTTGGCTGGCCCGCCCGGTAGCGGGAAGAGCACGGTCGCACAGACCTACTACCCCCACCACGTCCGGGTCAACCGGGACGAACTGGGCGGGAACACGATGGCTCTGGATGGGGCCATGTACCAGTACATGCGGGACCAGTACGCCAAGGGTGCCCGCAAATTCGTGTTGGACAACACGCACCCGACGGTGGAACACCGGGCCGTGGTCATGACGGTAGCGAAGGAGTTGGGCCTTCCCATCAAGTGCTTCTGGCTGGATACCAGTCTCGGAGAGGCGCAGTTCTTGGCGTCCCTTCGTCAGGTCCGCAAGAACGGTAGTCTCCTTCACAGCAACGAATACGCCGACTACAAGGACGACCCCAATATGTTCCCCCCGGCGGCGCAGTTCGCCTATTTCAAGAAGTTTGAGGAACCGACGGCGGACGAGGGCTTCGTCGATGTCATGCGGTACCCCTTCCGTCTGGACCTCCCCGCCGAGTACAAGAACAAGGCTCTTTTGCTCGACTACGATGGCACCCTGCGAGTGACTAAGAGCGGTGAGAAGTGGCCAACGAGCACCTCGGATATAGAGGTGCTCCCTCAGCGGGGGGAGGTGCTCCAGCGGTACAAGGATCAGGGCTACCGTCTGTTCGGCGTGTCCAATCAGTCAGGGGTGTCCCGCAAGCCGGGCGAGAAGGGCTACCTGACGAACGCTGCGGCCTCCGATTGCTTCCGGGAAACGGATCGCCTCATGGGTGTCGAGGTGGAGGCCCACCTGTACGCCATCGACCGGGGTGGCCCGCCCAAGTCCTACTGGCGGAAGCCCTGTCCGGGTATGGGAGCGTTGCTGGTCGAGAAGTTCAAACTGGACCCGGCTCAGTGCATCATGGTGGGTGATATGAAGAGCGACGCTACATTTGCCCAGCGGTGCGGGTTCCAGTACAAGGACGCCAAGGAGTTCTTCGGTTGTTGAGGGGTTTCAATGAAGGACAAGATCAAGCTCGGTCCAGTTGTAGACCCCGATACCGGTGAGCGGCTGATTGCCCGCAAGAAGACCCTTGATGACGGGGCCGAGGTTCCCGTTGAGGTTGGGACCGCCGTACCTCTTGATCCCGAGTCCGAAAAGCCCGAAGGGTCACTAGAGGTTATCGGCCCACCCGATAAGAACGGATGGATTCCTGTGCAAGAAGGCGGCAAAGGGTCACCGAAGGTTGCGTCACGGGCGTACCGGGAGGGTTGGGACCGCATCTTTGGGGGTAGAGACGAGGACGAGGAGATAGACGAGTGGGGTGAGCTACCCCCGGACAAGAGCAAGTTGAACTGAGGTGTGAGGATGGCAACTGCTAGAGACACGGTACGTATCAGGGGTGATAGGATCATCAAAGGCATCGTTCATCGGCGTTGCCCTGCATGTCAGAGATTGAAGCCTCTGGATGATTTTGGTATCCGCCGAATGGCGGGGCAGGGAAAGGACGGGGCCGATCTTCTGACGAATCAGGCGCAGTGTCGTGACTGTCGTTGACCACCCTATGAAGAGACCTTCTTGTCAGGAGGTCATTATCATGGGCGATACGTACAAGATCAAACGGCGTGGGGACCACGTCTCTATCGAGTGTCTGCGTTGTGGCTGTGTCTCTTACAACCCCAATGATGTGAACAACCGGTATTGCGGGAAATGCCATGTGTTCCACGACACGGGGAAGGGATACCGGACCGTGGATAACGTGAACTTCAATATGTTTTCGCTTTGCAAAGCACCCACATGCGGGGCTTGCAACACCTGGATGGTCCCGGCGGACAGACTCAACTGGAAGTGTCCCGATCAGGACTGCCGATACTTTGACAAACCCATCCACACGGGTTCATACCCCATCGATTTGACGAGGGGATAGGAGAGGTATGAAGAAGCAGACGTTCCGAATTCCCTATGACGGGAATCTTGAGTGGCTCGTGTCCCGTACAATCCTGTACGTGGCCCACGGTAGCCGTGCATACGGTACACACCGTCCTGATAGCGATATGGATTTCAAGGGCGTTACGGTGCCTCCTAGGACGTACAGGGACGGGTTTAGACTCAACTTTGAGCAGACGGAGATCAGGAAGGCTCCTCTGGGTGAGGATAACCTTTGGTATCTGGAGCAGCAGGGGATGCCCGCCGAGTGGGTGGCGGAGCCGGTGGATGCCGTGATCTTCGATATCCGCAAGTTCTGCAAGCTGGCAGCGGACTGCAACCCCAACATCATTGAGGTGTTGTGGACCGACCCGTCCGACATCCTGATCACGTCCAAGGCTGGTGAGCGTCTGTTGGACCATAGGTACGATTTCCTGAGCCGAAAGGTGGTTCACCGGTTCCGGGGTTATGCAATGGCCCAACTCAAACGGATCAAGACCCACCGCAAATGGTTGTTGGACCCGCCGGAGAAGCAGCCTGAGAGGGCGGACTACGACCTCCCGGAGACCACCTTGATCCCCAAGGACCAGTTGGCGGCTGCGGAAGCTGCGGTGAACAAGCAGATTGACTCATGGGAGATTGACTACGGTGATCTCCCCGAGTCCGAGAAGGTCTACATCCGGGAGCAGATCCACCGCTACATGCAGGACATCAACGTAGGGTCCGATGAGAAGTTCATGGCGGCGGCTCGACACATTGGGCTTGATGAGAACTTCATCGAATTGATGGGTCGGGAGAGACGGTACAAGGCGGCACATACGGATTGGAAGCACTATCAGGACTGGAAGAAAAACCGGAACGAGAAGCGGGCAGCATTGGAAGCAAAGTTCGGGTACGACACCAAGCATGGTCTGCACCTTGTCAGGTTGATGAGGATGTGTCGGGAGACGCTTGAGACGGGCCGGGTATTGGTTCGACGTCCCGATGCGGAAGAGTTGCTGGCTATCCGGGATGGTGTCTGGTCCTATGAGACCCTCATGGAATGGGCAGAGAAGCAGGATGTGGAGCTTCTTGAGTTGTCCCGTACCTCTGTACTCCCCAAGGTTCCTAACTACAACTTCTTGGATCAGGTCTGTCAGGAGATTGTGCAGTCCTTTGACCGGAAGTAACCCTCCCATCCCATTTTAATGGGTAGTATAGTAGGACATCAGGAGGAGGGTTATGCCCCGGAAGCGATTCACACTTTACTGGTCTTCGTTGGATACCTTTGAACAATGCCCACAGCGGTTTCTGTGGTCCCGAGGTTGGGGTGCCATCGATTGTGGGGGTGGTCCCGGTCGTCGGAAGCCGATTGCTGAGAAGCGGTCGGCTCACCATGCCGTGATGGGGATTGCGATTCAGGAAGCCATCGAGTTGTTCTATAACGACGAGTTGTGGAAGACGTTGGCCCCACCAATCCTGAAGGCCAAGCTGATTGATATCGCTCACAAAGCCTTTGAGCGAGAGTTGGCTCGGTCCTATGTTGACTGGCGTGTTGCACCCCCGAGGGATGAACTCTGGCGGTTGGTGAAGAACGGTGTGATGGGTTATATGCGGACGCTGAAGGCCCACATGCTGCTCGGTCCATATGCTAGGGGTGAGGTTGATCTTGTCGCCTACATTGACAAGTACAACCCCGTAGGGGGGCGTGCTGACGTTATCCTACGGCGTGAGTCCGAACCCTATGTCGGGGTGAGTATTCTCGACGGCAAGAACAGCAAGCGGTACAAGGATGGGAAGGGCGGGCTGATGACGTTCACCGACCCGGACCAGTTACGCTGGTATGCCCTTCTCTACTACCTATGCTACAGAAAGATGCCGGACAGGGTTGGATTTACCTATTTCCGTTACCCCTACGGCGACCCTAAGTTGGATGCCGAGGGCAATGACACGGGCGAGAAAGAACCCGGTGTAGAGTGGGTTGATTTCACGATGGATGACCTGAAGGGTCTGGCCCAACGTGCCGTTGATGCCCGCAAAGCGATGAACAAAGAGAAGTTTGAAGCAACACCCTCCCCGAAAACATGCAAGTTCTGCGACTGGGAGAAAGAGTGCCCGGAACGAAAGGCCCAGAAAGCAGCCAACCGAAGAGCCCGTAAGCCGAAGAGCGATTCTCTAGCCCAAATCCACAATGAAGCCGGGATGCTTTCATTTGGAGGGGGGTCGGTTAAGAAGAAGGGCGAGTAGGAATATCGGAGGTAGACAATGGGAGATGCCAAACAGCAGCTTCTGGACCTCGTCTCTCGCCGAGATGCGGTCCGGGCGAATCAGCAAAGGGTACAGGGCAGACTGGAAAGTGCTCGCACGGAGTTGGAGGACATTGATGCCGACCTCCGGGCACGTAAGGTCGATCCTGCCAAGATAGATGATGTCATAACACAACTGGGTGAACGGCTTGCGTCCGAGGTCACGGCGATTGAGGAGAAGATTGCCACCGCAGAAGATCAGGTCACACCATTTTTGGAGGGTTCAGAATGAAGTTTTCCGTTGCCAGCCGTGATTTGAAGGAAGCCTTGACTCTCGTCACCCCAGCGATGAGTTCCACCTCGGACCTGACGGGGCACTACCTGTTCAGAAAGGCCAAGGCCGATGGGCGTGTTGAGGTGTTGTCCGCACACGGTCGTTTGGGGGCCGGTTGCTCCTTCGTTGCGGATCTCCAAGAGGAAGGGAATTCCTTTACCATGATGGGTCCGGCGTTCCGGGAACTGGTCAAGCTCATGTCCGATGACATCGTGCTGGAGTTGTCACACGACCCGGAGACCAAGAAAACCAAGGTCTATGAGGCCGGGGCCGAAAAGAACCACTCCACGTTCCTGTCCCTCAACCCCGATCATTTCCCATATTGGGATTCCGTGTTGTCAGCGTCCAAGAAGGTTGCCACGGTCGAGTCCGACCGTCTGGTTCAGGCTTTGAACTGCGCCAAGGTCTTTGCATCTCAGGATGAGAATTCTCCGATGTGCGTTTGCGAAGTGCGGGATGGGATTCTGATGGCTACCAACAAGATGGCCGCAGCCATGATCACCATTCCGGGGATGGAGGAGTCGAGCCTCCGGCTGCATGTCAAGGATGTGCCCAGCGTGGTCAATTTCCTGTCCAACGTCGGCGATGAAATTATGCTGATGGAACATGACCGCTGCCTGTTCTTCCAACGAGGTGACGGGGCGTTCTTCGGTGCCTCTCGGTTCCGAGTACCGTTCCCGAAGCTGGCCAAGCCGGGCGACATGGAGCAGGAATGGTGGGAGTTCAACCGTGACCGGGCTGTCCTTGCGATGCGGAAGCTCCGGTCCAACTCTCCCAAGGAGGGTGTCCGGCTCAAGGTGACCCGCCCGGCGGACGGTAACCCTATCGTGTTGCAGCAGACCAACCATGCCGGGGGTTTGGACACACAGAACATCACGACTTCGGACGTAGGCCGAGGTGACGGGTTCGAAGATCTCCCGGAGACCTTTGAGGTTGGGTCTACCGATTACCTGAATGTCCTTGAGGCGTTGGAGAGTCCCACCGTCAAGGTAGGGGCCAATGTCCACCGCAAGATTGGGTATCTCAGAGCAGTTGAGACCCGCAACGCCGATGAGAACGGTGATGGCGGCGACGAGTACTTGTTCATGATTGCATGGATGCGATAGATGACGATCCCCTCGGTAACACACCTACGGTCACGGTTGGACCAAGCCATTGGGCGGAGAGATTCCGTATCCAAGAACCTCGATGAGGTCCAGACCGAGATTGTTACCTTGGAGGCAGAGTCCATCCTGCTTGATCAGGTGTTGGCCCTTCTTCAGCAGCTAATCGACAAAGAGGTCACGTCCGGTGTTCAGGCCGTCGAGTCTTTGCAGACCGAGGGTTTGCGGGCCGTGTTCGATGATCAGGATTTGCGAGTACGATCCAATGTCGATATTCAACGGGGCAAGGTTGCGGTTGAACTGATCACCGTCGAGAAGCACGTTGATGGCCATGAGGTAGAGGGGACGGGGGGAGACGCTTTCGGGGGTGCCGTGTCAACGGTGGAATCCGTCCTGCTGCGGATCATTATCATGATGCGGCGGGGTCTGCGTCCGTTGTTGATGCTGGATGAGTCCCTTCCCGCCTTTGATCATAACTACGTAGTCAACATGGGGCGGTTTTTGTCCACCTTGTGTCAGCGTGTTGGGATGGATGTCCTGTTGGTGACCCACAATCAGGCACTGGTAGAGGCTGCCGATAACGCTTACCGACTGGTGCCCCGCCGGGGTAGCGTAAAGTTGGAGAGTGCCAGATGACAGACGAGTCAGGGATCAATACAGGGCAAGTACGGCAGAAACTCAAGCAGGTGATGTTCCGCCACCTCAAGAAACGTCTGAAGGCGTTGTACAAGAGGAAACCCTCTACCTGCCTGTTCAATGAACCCGTTGAACTGTCCGATTCCGTGTCCGTCTGCTTGTGTCATTTCAGAGAAGCCCCCGAAGTTCGCCCCCGGCTTGTCCTTTGTGACGAGAGAGACCGGGCGTGTTTGCGGTATGCCCGTGAGGATTGTCCGTGGTGGGAACCTTGCAAATCTAAGGATGCCGTCAAGGATGAGTTCCACGAGTTAATGCAGTCCGACCGGGGCGTGATTGCCGCAGAGTACCCGGACATTGCCGCATTGCTGTGGGTGATGGGAGGAACCAATCTGGAGGAGGATATCGCCGAGGTGACCAGCGGTTCCTGTGACGGTGCGGAGGACGAATGAGCAATCTGCTACAAGTTATCCGATACCGCCCGAAGGCGTTAGCCAAGCAGAATACTGCACCTCTCATCATGGAGTTCGATGTGAGTGCCGAGACCGCACCGTACCTTGTGTCCTCGACCCGATCACTCCTCTGGATTGAGGAACCCCACCCCGGAAATATCATCAAGGCCGCTGTCCGTAGTTGTGGGTCACCGGGTGACCTGTTCATGGATGTGCTGCGGGAGGTATCCCAGAAGGGCCGGGAGATGCGGTGGGGTAACGTACACCCCTACTCTGAGGAGGGTCTCAAGGCCGCTATCGAGCACGTTGACTACTACGAAATGGGTGAGCTTGAACTTCTGGTGCCCCAATTTCAGGTCGAGGATGGCGAGTATCACATCCCCGAGTGGTTGCGAGCGAAGCAAGCTGGGATTCCCACACGCCCCACGTCGTGGGTTGAAGACGGATGGGCGGTAGTCGTCCCTCGCATTCGGGAGTTCGTAGGGTTGTTGGGTCACATGGGCGGCGACAAGGTTGTCCTATCCGTTCACAACGCCAGCAGGAGTCTGGGGATACTGACGAGGGAGTAATGAATTGGTTGGCCGAATCCCTCGCCCGGTGTGAACTTACGGAAGAGACCGAAGATTATCTCTACAGCCGGGGGGCAAGGGATGAAACCATCCAAAGTGAGGGCTTCGTCACATGGCAGCCCACCCCGGAACCAATTCCAGACCAGATATTCTGTTCCCGCTATGGGGACCGGGGGCAAAAGTTGTCAGGCACCCTTGTCTGTCCCGTCCGATCACCCAGAGGGATCATCATAGGGGCGGAGTTTCGGTCTATCCGAGCAAAGTACATTCAGGATTATCGCCTTCCGGCATCGAACTGGAATCCTTTTTGGATTGGTACCCGGCGGGCGATGCCAGCACTATGGTCTGGAGCGAGTGTTTGGATAGTTGAGGGGCTTTTCGATCTGTGTGCCTTGGAGTGGGCCATTCCGAAAGGCGACGTTGTTTTGGCGTCCGTGCGGGCACATTTGTCCCGCTCCCACGTTGAGTTCCTGCGCCGCTTCTGCCGAGAGGGGGTTTATCTGGTCTATGACCAAGATGAAACAGGGCGGAAAGCTATGTTGGGATGGGTAGATGAGAATGGCAAAAGAAGAATGGGTGCCCGTGAGTTGCTGGAGCGGGTAGGGTTGAAATGTTGGGTAGTCGAGTTCTCAGGGGGGAAAGACCCCGGAGAGATATGGGATAGAGGCGGTGCTCATGCCGTCCGTGAAACCTTTGGAGGTTCGAATGTCTGAAATGTGGAAAGCTGGGGACGACGTCCTCACGATGATGAAAGACCTGATTGCAAACCACCACCCCCATCTGGCACTGGTTGATGACGAGATTGCTGTTGTGTTCAAGGAGAAGTCCTCTTCGGTAGGTGAGGTCGATATCATCGGCAAGACGTCGAAGGCCGCACCCCTTCTGGGCATCCTCACCGACACCAAGTGGAAGTTCGTTATCACGCTGGCGGCGGATGCATGGGCCGAGATGAACGTGAAGCAGCAACAGGCATTGTTGGATCACCACCTGTGTGCTTGCCGGGTCGATGAGAACGAGCAGACCGGAGCCATCAAGTGCTACGTTGCACCCGCTGACGTGTCCTTCTACAAGGGCGAGATCGAGCGGCACGGGATGTGGCGGACCAGCGGTGCCCCGCCGACGCCGAACCTGATTGAGGAACTGTTCGGGGATCAGAGTCCCGTCGTGTAACCCGGTAGTCCACTGCGCCAAAGCGGGTAGTAAGTGTGACGTTGTAACTGCGGGAGTGCGATGAGCCTCGATATCAAATACCGGCCTCTACGTTTTGAAGATGTCCTAGGTCAGGACGCCACAATTACGATTCTACGGCGTTTCGTGGCTACAGGTAGGGGTAGGCACCAGTCCTACCTTATCGCCGGTCCCTACGGGTCAGGAAAGACGACCGTAGGGCGTATTCTTGCCCGATCCCTGCTTTGTGAGCAGCCGTCCGATGAGGGCGATCCCTGTGATAAGTGTTCCTCTTGCCTGTCGATTCTGGAGTTGGGTTCCTCGATGGATTTCACCGAGGTCGATGCGGCGACGAATTCAGGCAAGGCTGAAATCCAGAAGATCACCGAGGAAATCCAGTACGATTCCTTTACAGGGCGGCAACGGATTTACCTGTTTGACGAGGCCCATCAGCTTTCGGCATCGGCTTTGGATGCGATGTTGAAGCCGCTGGAGGAACACCAGCAGGGAACGGAAGACAAGAAACTCGTTTGCATTTTCTGCACTACGGAACCCGAAAAAATGCGGGCGACCATCTTCTCAAGGTGTGCGCCCGCATTCATCATCCACCCCGTGACCCCGGAAGAGATCGCCGACCGCATGTCCTTCATCTGTGACAAGGAGGGCATTGAGTACGAGAAGGAGATGCTTGTCACTCTGGCGGAAATGACCGAGTGCCACATCCGGGACAGCCTCAAGGCCATCGAGGGGATCTCGATGTTGGGGTCGATCAACAAAGAGAACGTGGTCTCATACCTCCATCTGGATCTGACTCAAGCGTATCTGGATGTGTTGGAGGGCATCGGGCAGGATCAGGCAAAGGCGATAGCGGCGGTCAAGACCGTGTTGCTGAAGACCTCCCCGGTGGTGTGTTACGAACGTTTGACTCAACTCGCCATCCTCGCCTATCAGATTCATCTGGGTGTCCTGAACCCCCCGGCTCACATTGACGCCGACCGGATACGGGCGATAGGACACCAGCACGGTGAGGGGTTGTTGCGGATTGCCCACCAGTTTGCATCCCGCCCTCGCAAACCTAACAACGCTATGCTCCTGTGTGACGTGGGCATCCTTCACCATGGAAAAGGGGGTGTCCCTGTCGCCCATGTCTCGACGGTCCAACAGGAGGTGCCCGTAAACCCTCCACCCCAGAAAACGGGGGTGTCTCCACCTCCTGCTCCGAAAAGTGGTCATAACCCGTCCCAAGGTGGTAAAATGACTACGAGTACGGGTGAACCTTTGGTTTTGAGGGGGTCCAAAAATGTCGATGACCTCAAAACCATCAAGCGGGCGACCCCGGCCCCGGAAACGAACGGCATGTTCGCAAACATCTTGCGGCAAGCCATTGTTGATGCCAGAGCGAGGCATGAAGGATCATCGAGATGACCGAACGTGGGTAACACTCGAATTATCGAGGCTGGGTGAGGAGAAAGTTCAGGACGGCAGCCTCGGCGACACCATCCGTAAAGAGATGGAACTCCCTCACGATTTTCCGATTTTCATACCCGCTTCCACCTACCGCAAAGGAAACCGCAACGTCACGATCCTATTGATGGAGGGATATGCTTTTATCGCAACGGGATTGCCGGACACCTTGTACTACGAACTAGAGAAGAAGCCCTACATAAATCAAGTGCTTTCCTCTCATACCAGTCCCGTGAGGACGTTGGTTACGGTTTCCGACCGCAAGATTCACAAGCTCCGCAGAGAACTTCGTCAGATTACCAGTTCCGAATTGGTTAAGGGGGATAGGGTCAGGATCACGGAAGGAACATACCGGAATTTGGAAGGGATCATTCGTGGCGTGGCTGAGGAAGATGCTTTTGTCGAGGTGACATTACGATCCCTTGAGGCTATTGCGACCATCCCATTGGTCTTCCTTGAGTTGGGAGTTCTTGACGGACCGTCGGAAACGAAGTAGTATTATCACACAGTTGCCCTCCTTGTGCTGCGTTTCTCCTCGTCTTTTTGTGCTGTTGGAAAGGAGGAGTCAAATGCCATCTTGGTCCGGGCACTGCGTATTAGACCCCACGGAAATTGAGTCCCGGTTTGCATCCCAAGACAGCCTTGCCTACATGGATTCAATCCTGACTGATCCCACCGAGGACGATCAGGATCAGATAGCTCATGTCAAAGCGGTAATGGAGATGCTTCCATCACGGGAAGCAGATTTCGTGGACCTGTACTATTTCAAGCACCTCAAACAAACAGACATCGCAGCTATCTTTGGTGTTAGTCAGCCAACCGTGTGTTACCGATTGGCCCGAGCCGCAGATCGCATACGATTCCTTCTCAACCTCCCACGGGTTGAGAAGGATCAGATGGTACAGGATATGGCGGGGTATCTGGCCGATCCTCTGGATGTTCAGATTATGGTGTTGATGTGGGAAACCACCTGCCAGTCTGAGGTAGCGAAACGATTGAGTGTGAGTCAGGGGCTGGTGAGACACCGGTTTTTGCGTTCCTTGTCCCGGATGAGAAGTAACGCTCGCTTTGCTCGCTACGTCGCCCTCTTTGATTACATCTCGGCCAATCTCAACATCTTGCGGGAAGTACAGCGGCCCTCCGGTGAAGAGGGAACCCTACGTTGTGTCCACTAGTCCCGCCGTTATTCCGCCTATGATGGAAGGTAAGTAGAATATCAGGCGGGGTAGACTGTGCCGGATAGAGAAAACAGCAGAGACACGCAGGTAGTTATGGTCCGTGCGGTGGCCCGCCGTTGGATTCGCAAGATGGCGAAGGCCGAATATCGGGTCAAGGTGTTTTACGGATCGAGGGGCTACCAGAATCTGCCTAACCTGCTTCGGTCCTTCCGTGACGGCAAGACCGTCATAGCGGGGGTGGATCGAATTGCTGATTTGGGTGTGGACCCATCAGAAGGCGGCGAATACGTTGAGGTATGGTCGCATGACCGGCGGGGGATGCTCAAACTCGGCAAGTGGTTTGAGGACAAAGGTTTCGATACGACCGGGGTGTGGTAATGGCAAGTACCCGACAGCAAGTTGTGTTCACCTTCTCAACATCGTCTGGGGGCGAGACCTACCTGTACGATGTTGTTGTCGATGCCCAGAGCATCGTGTCCGTTCGGAACATGCGGACCCCCTACGGTTTGATTACGGATTCCGTGACCAGCTTGCCCGACGTTGTTATCGGGGACATGAACGACGCAAAGACGTTGGTAACCCAGTTGCTGGCCGAGACTCAGGTGGATTCCGGGAACCTTGTGTTTGCCGGGGATGTGACTAAGACGGCGACGATTGCTGCGGATGTTCTCAACAACACCAACTACCGGGTAGTCTACACGACTCCCGATGGGACTCCCTTGCGGACTACCAACAAGACGGTCACCAGTTTCATTGCGGAGGCATCCTCCACATATGGAACTGCGGAGGAACCTGTCACAGTTGGATATGTTGTGCTGGTGGCGGCTCAGGGAACGAGTCCTTTCCACGGCACCGTGACCTTTGAACAAGCGGATGCAGGGACGAAAGAGGTTGAGTTCCCCTCGGCAATGTCTACGTCTGCATACCACGTCATTTTGTCTCCCGATGGCTTTTTCCCTGTACGGGTTTCTGAACGGACCCGTGCCAGTTTCACTCTGACGCTGGGCTACACGTTGGGTGAGGGTGAAACTGCCGTTGTGGGATACGACGTGTTTGCGTGAGGTGATTGATGGCTCAGAACCCATATCTCATTGACCAGATCCAGTTTGAGCCGGGTTCGGTTGGTACTCGTCTGATTCGGAAAGCCACCGATGGCTCTTTGGAGTTCGTTGACCCTTCCAATACGTCCGGGATTACCCTGTCACAGTTGGCAGGGATTCAATCCATTGCCAATGTCATCACGGTAGGGGCTTCCGGGGCGGGAGCGGAGTACAACACTATTCAGGAGGCGTTGGATGTGATCCCTGCGACCTCCAGTGCGACCAACCCCTACATCGTGTTGGTTGGGCCGGGTGTGTACCGTGAGACCCTGAACATTGCCCGAGACGGCGTCATCATTCAGGGGTGGGGTGCGGTCATTCAATCCTTGGCCGAAGCGACTCCCAACGGGGATGGTGCTTACCATACAGTTGTGATTCAGGCGGCACTGGGGACAGTGCCACAACGGATCGAGTTCCGTGACCTCTACATCTCCAACGTCCATAATGGGTACGCATGTGTCCGTGTCACGGGGGCCGCTGCTTCCGAGGTTCTGTCCGACGGCTTGTATCTGCACAACTGCCAGTTGGTTGCGAATGCTGCATCGGGTAACCGTCCTATCTGGGCTGACACCGTGAACTTCCTCTATATGCAAGGCGGCGACATGCGGGACTCAGGGGAGTTGTCCCTGTGCCTGTTTGATAATTGCGCCGGAGTGTGGTTGGAGGGTGTGCGTCAAATCCCGGCGTTGCAGGTGGATATCGACAACACTGGGACACTTCCGTCAGAGACCGTTCAGGGCGTGTTCTTGGATAACTGTTTCGGTCTGGGCTACCAGTCCACGTTGGTCCCACCTCTGGCCGTAACCTTCACGGGTGAGGGCGGAACATTCACGATGAACGGTTGTACCGGGTCGGCCCCGAATGCAACTTTCACTGGGGACCAGCCCGTTGTTGTCCGTAACAGCCAACTAGGGAACGTCACCCTTTCAACCTGTGCCTTGACGATGAAGGGTACAACCTACGGTACACTGGCCGGGGATGCGGGGTCCACCGTGATGATGGAACGGGATTCCGGGACCGAGGCATTTGCCGCCGCAGCAACCGCAGATGTTACGTTCGGGGTTTCACACCTGAACAACTCATATCAGGTGAGTCTGGAAGTGCCCTCGCAGATTGCGGGCGGTGCCACACCTTGGATCACAGACAAGTTGGCGACGGGATTCACCATCAACTTCGCACAGGCGCAGACCATGAGTGTGAGTTGGACAGCGACAAGAAAGGTCTAGGAGGATCGATATGGATCACGGAGATTTCTGGGATAAGATGTCAGGGGCATACGGGAGAGAGTCCGGGATGGACACTTTTCTGGAAGGCAAACCTCTGGATGGTGGCTTCTACAACAGCGTTCGCCAGTTGACGGACAAGGAACGGGGCGAGAATGTCGTTGTCTGTCCGGTTGAGGCCGGGACAAGAGTGAAGTTTGAGGCCAATCTCGGCTCCGTCCTGTCTTATGAGGACATTCCGGCGGATAAGCTGGAAGGAACCGTTGTGACGGTTCGGACCAGTAGCGGTCACACGACCGAGTTCAATGACCGGGTGTGCGTCCTTTGGGACGATGGCATGTTCCGTCCTATCGCCCCTGAGCACATGACCTTGGCGGGTGTGCAGTCCAAGAAGGCCCACAACGTCAGGATTGTAGCGGCGGATATGGGTGATTTGACGGCTTTTTTCGCACCTACCGCCCGTCAGGATGAGTTGGTCCATAAGGCAACAAAGGATCTGTGGTCCTTCCGCAAGGACGGCGACCAGTTCGTAGTCGAGAGGTTGTTTCAGGACAACGGCGAACCGCTGAGGGTGTAGAGATGAAAACGGGATCAGATTCTGGGTGGGACATACTCCGGCAACTTGCCGACTATGATGATTTGGTGCGTGTCCATCGCAGCCTCCACGGGGCGGATGACCAGTCCGCTAAATTGTTGCGGGAGGTTATGGACAAGCTGGCCAAGGAACTGAAGATCAGTCGGGGGGCTGAGCACGCTCTGAGTCGGTTGATGTGGATCGCCAAGAATGGTCTCAAGGCCGATAATTCACTTCTCAGGAACAACATCTTCAAGGCCGCAAACTCACTGGGCCTTAAGTTGCCGTCAGCGATGTTCGCATCCCAGTCCCTAGAGCGGGAGTGGTTCGGGGAGTAGGTGCGATGGAACCAGCAGTCCAAAGGGTCGCCGACCGTTATCTGGTCAAGTTAGCCGTACAAGAGGTCTACGACATCCCCGCCACTTATACCAAAAGGGCTTCGGCCCAAGGTTTGACCCCCGAGGTCGTCCAAGCCTTTCTTGAGGGGTTCTACCTCCCAATGTACACGGGGCGGGTTGCCTTCCGAGGGTTGGTCCAGAAGGCCAAGCAACTCATCAAGATGTTCGGCAAGACACCCCGGCTTTGGGGGCGGTTCAAGAAACTCCTCGGAATCGAGAAGTTGACCGATATCCCCAAGGCCATCAAGGAACTTGCCAAGCGGGGCTACAAGGCACTCCGGGGGGTCATCGACAAGGCATTTCAGAAGTGGCCTTTGAAGGTGTACACATTAGAGAAGGGCAAGCTGCACGGGTTGAACGCCTTGATCGACATGCTGATCAAGAAATCCCCAGCAGCTACCCGATTTTTTGCCAAGGCAAAGGTCAAGGCCGACCAGTTCGGGGAGTGGTTGAGGAAAGCCACCCCGACACTGTCCGCCATTCTGATCACGGCAATCTACATCTGGATCTGGATGAACGTGGTTGAGTTCGAATGGGACATGCAAGGCTTGACCGATGCAATCACCGGGTCATTGTCCCTATCGGACCTGTTAGCTTCGCTTCCCAGTTCCGGGCTGGGGTTCCTGTTGAACGCATTTAAGTTGGGGACGTTCTCACTGTTGCCCGCAACCTTGGCTGCCCGTGTCGTGTGGATGGTTGCTCATCGGTACATTGAATGGACGGGCCGAGGATTCCGGCTGGATCAGCAAGCGATTGCGGAGGATTTCGGGGTTCCTGTTGAGGAGTTGCCCTCCCAGTTGTAGCTGATAATCAGCCTATGAGATCCGGGGGGTAGGAGAATGGAGGTCTGGATGAAGGACCAAGAAAAGCAGATCGCCCGTTTGACCGAGCGATACATGCAAAAGAAAGCTGCCCGTACCAAGACCGCCGGGGAAGTCCGGTTCATCAAGGATCGTGGTAATGACGATAAGCAATGGGGCTGGGGTCAGCCCGGACCTTCCGAACGTGAAATTTCCGCTGATTTCAAGTTCAACCCCAAGTACCGCAAGCCTCTGGCGAAAGCACTCCGGGCGTCTTTGGCCTCTATGGGCCATGCCCTATCCGCCTACGACACGTTCACAAGGGTCAAATCCGCACAGGTGAGTCCCGATGGGTCGTTGGGAGGTAAGGGGTACATCCAAAAGATTTCTGAGATGCGCCGGAACTTCATGAACATTATCGAGGCTCTTTCCTCCCTTTCCGACACCCTTTATGATGAGATCAATGCTTCTCACTGGGATCCCGCAGTAGAGGGACAAGACCCCCGTGAGAGAGAGAAGGTCAAGGACATCATGGAGGATGTTGAGGAGATCAAGGACAACCCAGAAGAATGGGCCGAGGAAGAAGAAGCCGAGATGGACAAAGAGGCTATGATCAAGCGAGCAAGTGTATCGGCTGGGCCGGAGAGATTGGCCCAGCGGTACTGGGAGAGGGTGACACAATGAGTGGCTCCAAAAAGAAGAGCAATGACTGGACAGACCATCTAGGTGATTCCGCCCTTCCCGGCGATGAGATGACCTTCACGATGGGAAGCAACTATGGGCTGGACGGTTTCCAGTTCTCAGAATCCTACAATGAAGGTGTTGAGGATGGAGCAAGGCTCCCTGAGACACACGGCATGTCCGGGTTGCCCGACGGGATCATTCAAGCAGCGGATGCTCCTCTGGATATGGAGACCCTGACGGCGGAAGAGGACGGTGTCGTCCTTGATGAGATGTTGTCCGAGGAAGAAGGCGGGCTGGCGAAAGATGCAACCTTGCTAGACCTGTTGTGGCTCGACCCAACACAGGGCCAAGACCCTGACCGCCTACCCGACAACGAGGCCACGTTGGATGCGGTTCCCCAGTTGGAAGAAGCATGGGGAGCGGACCGACAGACCGACGGTGTCCACCTCGTTCCAGCACTGGACCGGGAGAAGGCCGCATATGAAACAACTTTGGATGACACCCCGGAACCGACGGTTACGGCAGAGGATGCTCGCCTCGCCGTTGTACGGTCCCTACGTCGTGCCCATTTCGGCCACCCCCTCAAGAAGATCAAAGCGGATCTTCAGATTGCTTTGAGCGAACGTGAGGCTCTTTACCAGAAGGCCGCAGCCAAGCTGGATGATGAGTACGGACTGCTGGGGAACGTCTATGTGATGGCTTCTGTATTCCCCAGCCTCCGTAACGGCAGATACTCTGTTGAGTTGAAACGGGCCGCCCGTACCGCACGCTATGTTGTCACCGATGACGAAGCTGTAGCGGTCAAGTTGAGCAAGCAGATGGTCGCCGAGGTACCTTGGAAGGAAGCTCTCACGGTGTACCAACCTTTGTTGGAGGCCGCTGGTCATAAGTTGGCGTCCGGTGACCCCCGTGAGACCCTGCGTGCGGCATTCTTGGATGGACCCCGGATTCAGACCCCGGAACCTGCATCGAAGCCCGTTGAGAAGCCTACCGTTGCTTCCGAGGAAGAGGCCCGTACCGCATTGGCGGCAGAGCAGCCCGAGGTTGTGATTGAGACAACCCAGCAGAAGGCTGCGACCAACAAACGCAAAAAGGCGTTACTCCAGATTGCCAAGTGGGTCAAGGCTGGGCGGCTTTCGCAGGAAGATGCCCTCCGGCTGCATGATTCTCCGGCTATCCCGGAGGTTCTGCTGCATACCGCCAGCAAACTGATGACCGCAACGGCTGATGTCGCCAACTACGACGGTGTCGGGGCGCACCTCCCGGAAGGCGCACAGGAAGCCCGTAAGAGGGTCTGGGCGTCCTTGGAGGAGCAGGAGGCACAGGTAGAGGCATCCATGCAGGAAACGGTCAAGAAAGACCTCCTGCGGGCCGTCAAGAGCGGCAGCCTCACCAAGGAAGAGGCCCAGCGCATCGTTGGCCTCGGGAAAACGGCTTCCGAGACCCGCAAGATTATTGCAGCGGCAATTCTGGCTGCACAGGGTCAGCGTAAGGAAGCGTTGGAGGCCACTCCGGTGAAAGACTACGAGGGGACCGCACAGGAAGCGGCACCTCTGACCGCCGGGGACCATATCCCGAAGGCTTCTAAGGAGGCGTTGCGGATTCAGCGTGTTGCCAAGGAATCGGGGTACAAGAGCACCGAGATTGTGAAGGTGCTCAAGTGGGCACGGCAGCGTATGTCCGAGGGCGACGCTGGCGATATCCTGATGCAGCTTGCGAGTGCGAAGTTCACGGCTGGTCTGTTGAAGGCTGCCTCACCTCTTCTGAATGAAATTCGGGAATCCCACGAGGGTCTGTCCGGTCATTTGTATGTGGACGCCGCAGCCTATGCGGTAGGGGACGGAGCCAAGGGCTGCAAGGCAGCCGCTTCCAAGCACCGGGCGAACGGTATCAAGCATGTCATGGCGATGAGCCGGTGTACCAAGTGCGTCTACGCCAATGCTGACGGTGTTTGCACCCAGTTCAATAAGAAGCTGACCTCGGTGGTTCCTACAGATGACCCCAAGGCATATCAGGCGGAGATGATTCGTTTGGCCAACGGGTCCGACGCTGTCAGTACCGCAGCTTTGTTTGACACGAAGGAATATGACCTGAACAACGACTCGTTGGATAACATCGAGGTCGAGGAAGCTCCCGCACCGGAGGTTCTGGAAGGGGTGTTGTTCGGTGACGGACCCGATATGTAGGTGAGGTGACACATGGGCATCAAGAAAGTTAGAGCACCGGCTGCCTTTACACGGCTGGTTGGTAGTCGACCTACAGGGTACGATCCGTCACTCAATATGGCACCCTCGACTCTCAAGGTTTCGGCATCTTTCACGACGGTTTCCAAGGACGGTGGTACCGGTCAAAATGCCCGTATGACCCTTGCGGGGGGTGTCACAGCGAGTCAAACGGGCACCTTCACGGTGGCGGATAACGATTTCAGCGGTGGTCGGGTCGAACTTGTACTCGGTGACTACCGGATTGTGAACAGCGTCGAATACCAGATTGGTGCCGCCGTTGCGGACACGGCGACCAACATTGCAGCGGCTATCTCGGCCTTGCCCGGTTTTCAGGCTGTAGCAGATGATGCCGCTGTGACGGTAACATATGGCGGAGGCCCGGTTGACGAGGTGGAGTTCCGAGCGGTTCATCACGGTTCGGTGACCAACTTTACCCCCTTCAGTCCTGCAACGGGTCTCATGGGCGGGGGTAGCCCAGCGATTGGTGCGCCCCTGTTTGCCTAACAGGAGGCCGCATGGTGAAAAGAACCAAAGATGTCATCGAGCGTGAAGCTCTGATAGCCAAGATCCCCCCGGATGCCCACCGAGTTCAGGTTATCACAGAAAAAGGGCAGAAGAAGTACCGTCCGGTCAAGGAAATAGCCAAGAATGATGTGATTCAGACAACCGATGACGGTGAGCCTGTTGTGATGAAGGGAAAGCCGGGTCGTCCGAAGGGCGTGGAACTCGCCCCCGTCACCCCAGCCGTTGCTGAAATGGTGAAGCGGAAGAAGGAAGCCATTGATAAAGACCCTCTTCTGTCCTCCGTCAAGACCCGCCCGGAAGACATCGAGGTGCTTCAGCAGGTCGTACTGGCATTGGGGGAAGAGGCCGCCAGCTTAGGGTTTGAACGCCAAGAAGCCGAACGGAACGGCAGAGAGTCCAGTAGCATCTCCGTCCGGCGGGTCAACACCCTGAAGGCGATGGCCGACACATGGCTCAAAAGGCGTGACCAACTGGTGGCGAAGGGCGTGGATTTGAACTCTCCGGGGTTCAAAGCCGTGTTGCAGTATCTCTTGGAGACCTTCCGAGGGGCTATGATTGCATGCGGTGTGGATGAGGATATGGTTGATACCGTGTTTGCTCGGCTGAGTCAGGATATGAGCGATGAATGGGAGACAGAGGCACGAAGTAGGATGAGTCATATCGTGTGAGGTCTAGATGGGCGGAATTTCAGATCTGGTTCGCAATGTAGGAACGAGCCTTGATACCTCGGGGGGTCGCAAACCGGTCGATGTGATTGCGTTTGTGGAAGCTCCTTGGGGTTTGAACATGAGGCTGTTTCCCGTCCAAAGAGTCATCCTCAAGGCGCATTACGGACTGGAACTGGACGACACCGAGACCTTCAAGATTTCAGATTGGCGTCGAGAGACATTCCGGGACTACACCGAGGCTTCATACCTCCGTTATTTGTATGAGGAGGGACGAAGTAATATCAAGGAGGTTGTGCCGGGTAAGGAACGCCGGGAACTGGTTCTCCCAATCGGACGCCGTAGCGGTAAGACCTTTCTGGCAGCCATCATCGCTGGGTATGAGACCTATAAGCTCATCCTGAAGGGTAACCCGCAGGGTTACTACGGGCTGCCCTCCAGCAACAATCTCCAGATTGTGTCCGTTGCAACGAGCAAGGATCAGGCGGGACTCCTGTACCAAGAGGTGTCCGGGCACTTCCGCAACTGCGGCTTCTTTGGTCCATATACGGCGAATAACACCCAGTCCTACGCCCGTTTCCAGACACCTTATGACATTGACCGGTACGGCAGGTATTCGGACGACCCTACGGCCCGTGCTACGTTGCGGGTGTCATTTGCGTCTTGTATTGCAAAGGGACTTCGTGGTGCCGGTAACATCGTTGTGATTCTGGATGAGGTTGCCCACTTCACTGATGAGGGGCACTCTTCTGCCGAGAGCGTCTACAATGCGGTCACACCCTCGACCTCGACCTTCTCGCCGAAAGACCCCAGTGACAACCGGATCCCAATTGGTCCCGTTGAGGGGCGTATCATTTCAATTTCATCCCCGTTGGGGCGTCAGGGGCAGTTCTATAAGCTGTTCCAGATTGGGATGGCCGGGGGTGTGGCGGCTGAGAATCTTTTGTGCATCCAAGCTCCTACATGGGAGGTCAATCCGACTATCCCGGCGAGCGAGTTTGAGAAGCACTACTCAAAAGACCCCACGAACTTCTTTACCGAGTACGGGGCCGCTTTCTCTGACCGTACCAAGGGTTGGATCGAGAACCCGGATGACCTTATAGAGTGCATTGACCCTAACCTCCGCCCTGCTCGCATAGGAACACCACGGCGTTCCTACTATGTAGGGATCGACATTGCGTTGAAGCAGGACGGTTCCGCCATCGCCATCGGCCACCTCAATTCCGAGGACCGCATTGTGTTGGACTACATCGGTCAGATCAAAGCCGGTGTGGGGGAGTATGAAGGGCGGGAACGGTTGGAGTTTGAAGAGGTCGCTGATTGGGTCTTACAGTTATCCAAGAGATTCAACTTGTCTGCCGGTGTCTTTGACCATTGGGCGGGCATCCCCTTCGAACAGGCTTTGAATCGTAGAGGTCTCAGGCAACTCAAAACAGAGCACATGACTCGCCCCAAGATCTCGGAAATCTTCAAGAACCTCAAGGACATGATGTATGACGGCAGGTTGGTTCTGTTCGATTACCCGGTGAAAGAGGGCGAGGAGCACTGTTCATATATTCAGGAGCTACTGGAACTTCAGGCGCACATGCACTCCAAGTACATCATCGAGGTCCATGCCCCGAAGATTGCCGGGAAACATGATGACCAGTCCGATGCACTGGCTCGGATGGTCTGGGTTGCCAGTCAGCATATGAGTTCCAAGGGATACATCTCCAAGGGTAAGGGGCAGGGGCGTGTCACGGGTACTCGTCAGGGGGCCGACCCTAGGGGTTCACGTAGGGCACGTTTGAAGGCTCGCCGTATGGGTACCAGCCCGGACCGTCAGCGTTCCCGGATGTCACCGGGCGTTATTCGGGGGAGGTACTAATGGCAAAACTGACACCACGGACCCCTCTCAGGGCGGACCATAGATTCATCCAACGTATCTACCAGTCAACTCTGGGTGGTAAGGTAGAGGAAGTGCCGGAGGAGTTTAGTTTGATCTCTGGTGCTTTCCGTAGAGCAGGTGGCTCTTGGGAGCGTGTCTTTCGGGGGTCGCCGCAGGATATTGATTTGCTGAAGCGGGTTGCGAAGCGTGCCTTGAAGCAGGGCTACTTGACCCGGAAACGAAAGTGGGGTTCCTAGGTGGGAAGACTTCGGGCCAGATTGTCTTCGTCACGGGTGGATCAGGAGTTTCAGATTCACGTTGCTGCGGGCGAGGAGGCATTGCGACGGGGATTGAGTGTCGCTCGTCGTGCATCTGACCGGAGTTCCATGTACCGGGCACAAGAGGCCCAGAGGAACGTCCGTCACGTACTCACATTGATCGACAATCTGATGCGGTTGGACCCCCCGGTAGCGGATGAGGAATTGGAAGTGCTGGCGGCGGGCGAGGATGCCCTGCGGCGAGTAATCGATGTCTGTGACCGTATTGGGCAAGGCCGGGGAGTACGAAGGGCAAATGAGGCCCAGCGGGTGTTGCAGCGGGCATTATCTGTGATTTCTGGTCTGGGGGTTCTCACACCTTCGGATGAGGCCGATCTGGTACCGGAAGAGACCCGTAACGAGATGGTCCGCCGCCGACGGGAGCAAGCCCGTCAGGAATCCCGTAGGGGGGCATAACAGATGGCTAAGAAGAACAACCCGGAGCACACCGTTGAGGTCCGGGACATACCAACTCGTAAAGGGGTTCAGACGGGAAAGCCGGGGAAGATTATCACTTCCGCAATGCGGTCAAAGGTAGCAACGGGGTTCCCGGCTGCCGGTGGTTCCGTGATGGGTTCTGGGGGCAACTTCTATAGTCCCGAACTGTCTACCGATTTCCTTGAACTGCCGCAGAGTCAGGCTGAAAAGCTCAACTTTTATCGATTCTTCTACGACCATGAGCCCTTTGTTGGACAAGCCGTTGATCTGACAACCGAGTTACCTCTGTCCAAGATTCGGTTGAGAATGCCCGAAGCAAAGAACAGGGATCTGGCGGAACGGTCCCTGAGATTCTGTGAACGGTGGGCCAAGAAGATCAAGTTACTCCAGAGGATGATCTCCATCACCCATGAGTACAACCTTCTAGGGGTGGTCAACATCTTCTGTGAGGATACCAACCCGGAGATGCCGAACACTGTGAGAGCCGAGTTGGTCCGGGAGGTCAAGGCGGACGGGACGCTGGCAGAACGCTGGGAAGAGTATGAGGACGCTGATGAACGTGAGGTGGCGTGGCTCAAGAAGAACTACAAGGGGTGGACTGCGGTACGAGTGTTGCCCCCTGAGCAGGTGAAGAGTGAGAGTTTTGCTTTCACCGATGAAAAGCTCATCCAGTTCGTACCCGACAGCAAGCAGCGAGCGGTTGTAGACAAAGCCCAGCAGGGTGATCCCCATGCTCAGCGTGTCGTTGGGGGTATGCCTCAAGAGATTGTAGAGGCTATCCTGAATGGTGAGAACCTGAACCTGAACACCGATCCCGATGCCGGTTCCTTTATCCATGTGATGGAACGGAAGCGGTCGGACTACGAAGAGCACGGGAAATCCATCCTCCAACGGTGTTTGCGGACCTTGATCTTCCGGGATAAGGTCCGTCAGTCACTGACATCGATTGCTTCTCGGCACATGACTCCTTTCCGTTTGATCTTTGCCGAGCACATGAATGATGAGCAGACCGAGGAGTTGCGGGAGCAGGTGGACCTTGCATTGCAAGACCCCGACTACTCGATCATTACGAACTTCCAAGTGAACTGGGAGGAGATGGGGGCGGATCAGCGGCTGCCGGATTGGTCATGGGTTTTCGATATGACCGACCGCCAGTTGTATGCCGGTCTGGGTGTTACCGAGAGCCTCTTGTCCGGTGAATCCAGTTATTCCGGTGACCGCATCCATTTGGAGGTCATCAACACACGATTCATGCTTCTGCGTGAGGCACTTCAGGATTTGGTTGAGGAGTATTTCTTCCGTCCTATGTGCCGCCGGATGGGGTTTGTTGAAGAGGATGAAGACGGGAACATGCAGGTCATCGTTCCGGGCTTGTCCTTTACCCGTCTGGCACTCCGGGACAACAGCGACACGTTCGATGCCCTGTTCAACCTGTACCAGAAGGGGTCGTTGGACATCGATGTGATTCTGGACCTCCTCAACATCGATCCGGTTGTCACCAAGGACAAGTTGAAGCGTGACCTGTTCACCCTTAACGACGCTACGTTCAATGAGCTTCTCCGGTCCCTCTACGGTCGGGCAGCCGATGCACTGGTAGAGGGCTCCCCTGAACTGATGCAGAAACTCGCCGATGCTTTGGGTGTTGATTACGAGAAGCCCACTGAGGAAGGCGGGGGTCGGTTCTAAGCCTATTGAATATGCCCAGTGTACGAGGATTGGGCATGATCAGACAACCTACAGTCAGATTTGGTAGTGCAGAGGACGGCAAGAAGACCGGTGATAGAACAGGTGTTGGCCTGTTTATCCCCCTGCCAGAGGACCAATGCGAAGGGTTCCCGTCCAGAGCACCAGAGGACAATAGCCCGTGTCATGTCACCTTCTTATATGTCGGCGACGTGGCGAAAGAGCGAGAGTCCGAGTTCCTTCAGATACTGGAGGACACCTTCATGGAGTTCAAGGCTCCAGTCCGGGGTGTCACCGGGCCGGTCGACTATTTCCCCCAGCCGGACAAAGACCGCAGGGTGGCGTATCTGCCCCTGAGATTTGACCGGGATTTGGCATCCCTCCGGTGGAAGGTCCGGGATGCACTGATTTCAAACGATTTTCAGGTCGATGACAGCTTCCCGTTGGTCTACAAACCCCATACGACTCTTTCCTACATGGATGGTGTTGGTTCCGTCTATGTGGATGATGTCCCGGTAGTCGATTGGACCTTTGACGGGATGGAAGTTTGGGGTCTCCCCCGTTTACATATCATTCCCTTCAATAAGGCCGGACGGACTGCACGGCGTCACCTTGATGCCTCAAAGCATCAGCAGTCTGTGTCCTTGATGAAGTTCCTGTCCGGGGTGGCCCAGAGATCAGGGGTTGGCAAGCATGTCTATGTTGTAGGCGGAGCGGTACGCAACTTCCTTATCGATCAGCCTATCAAAGATATCGACGTCGTCATCGATTCGGTGGCCTTGAACGGTAGAGGTTCTGACTGGTTCGCCAAGAAGGTCCAGAAGGCAATCCCAGTTCAAACGAGTCTGGTGACGAATCAGTACGGTGTTGCGATCCTCACGGTGAAGGGTGAATGGGTGTTGGATGGCGAGTCCCTCAAGGGCGAGGTCATTGAGATTGCTAACGCCCGGAAGGAATCTTACGGTGGTGAGGCCGGAAAGGGGTACAAGCCCCACACGGTAGCCCCGGCGACCATCGAAGAGGACATCAACCGCCGAGAGTTCACCTTCAACACATTGCTGTGGCGGCTTCATGATCTAGCGAATGGACCTGACAAGGCTGAGATTCTGGATCTGACGGGGTGCGGGCGCAGTGACCTTCAAGATGGTTGGATGCGGTGCCCCTCTAGCCCGGACAAGACCTTCTCAGATGATCCCAGCCGGATGATCCGGGCAATCAAGTTCCTCATCAAGTACGGGTTCAAGATTGACTCACAGGTCAAGGCCAGCATCCTCAAGAACGCACAGAAGCTCAAGAATGTCCCCTCCAGTCACTTGTCCAACATGCTGATTGAGACCTTCTACGAAGCAGGAACGGGCAAGAAGGCATTGCTGGAGATGAAGAAGCTGGGACTCCTCGATGTGTTGAAGGAGATTGCCCGGACGGACAGGAACTTTCAGAAGGCACTGGCGAACTGGGCGGACAAGAAGGCGGACGTACAGTTCCTTTTCGATCTCATGGATCTGGGGATGCCCTCTGGTAAGCGACTGTCATTCCTGAATGGACCCCAACTCAAACGGGTCCGGGAACTGACGGTGCAGATGAGCGCATCCGAGGCAGCATCTTTCGTTGCTCTCTTGTCCCAGCCGGGCAAGAGTCTGGATATGGGTGCCTTGATCAAGGAGTTCGGACTCAAGGGCAAGGAAATCCAAGAGATTACTACCCGTGCCCGTAAGGTTCTGTTGGATGACCCAACACTGTTGGTCCGCCCTGCCCGATGGCAGTCCCGTGTGAAACAACAGATGAGCAAAGCAGCAACCGGGACGGAAGCCGAGACCTTTTCCTTGAATGAGGGCGACCCGGTTTTGTACGGCAAGTACAAGAACAAGCGGGGGTTGATCAAGGAGTTCAAGAAGGACGAGAAGAGCGGTGACCCCATCGTGGTCATTGAGCCGAACCCCAAAGGCCGGAAGCAGGATAAGGAACTCAAGCTCTTCAAGATTCGGTATGACAAGGGCCGGGCCGAAGCCGACAAAGAAGCTATGGCGATGCCAAAGAGCTTCATGTACTACTTCAGACAATTCGTCGATGCAGCACAGGGTTTCAGTGACGACCTCAGTTATGGTCGGTCTCAACCGGGATGGGATGAGGATAACCCTCGGACACATGCTTGGTTCCTAGAGGGGGCGTGGCACGGCCTGATCAGGAGCGGGCGGGAACTGGCTCGGTCGATTTTGGATCAAAAGAGTGTCCCAGCGAAGGATCGCAAGGCGTTTGAGAAAGCCTCACGACTGTTCATGAGTGCCCGCCGGAAGCCCCGTGACATTCTGAAGTGGTATGAAAAGAACGGCGCATTAATTCGGCTGCTCCGGTTTAAGAGTGATGAGTGGCCCGACAAGACGGAAGGGGATGAGAAGTTCAAGTTGGGTCCGTTCACCGTTCACAACACTATCGGGTTGGAAGGCAGTGATCTGGATAAGGTCAAGGCAATCATCAAGAAAGCCACGGCTGCCATAAAGAGACTCCAAATTCCCGCCGGGATCAAGAAGGTCTTGTACGGGGACATCTACATCGTTGCCCGCATCCAGAAATCCAAGACGGTGGCGTGGTATTACCGTGCTGAAGATGACATCTACATCCGGCGATCAGATGGAAGCTGGGATGATGCCGTCGCTCTTGTTCACGAATTGGGACACCGTTACTTGGACAAGTTCGCCCGAGGCCCGGACAAATCCAATTGGATGATGTATCACAATTGGCTGTCCGGCAAAGACGTTGCGTTGGAGGACGACTCCGTAAAGCTCCCCAGTGTGGGGGACAAACTTCCCGTTCTGTACCGAGGAACCAAGCGTGGATACCGACCTATCATCAAAGAGATCAAGGGCGGCCTGTACTACTTTGATGTCGAGGACAAGAATGGGGTGCTGCATCCCATGACCTACCCGGTCGCCGATCTGCGTCAGTTTGAGATGCAGAAGAGCAAGAAGATACAGAAGCTACGTCAGTTCCCAACCCCTTATTCATCAACGAACTGGGAGGAGCACTTCTGTGAGGCTCTGGGTCTGTACGCCATGAAGAAGCTCAAGGGTGATCATGTAGACCACTTTGAAGAGAGATGGGGCAAGCGTGCCGCTATCAACCGGGTTGCCCGCCGGTATATGAAGAAGGCCGTCGAGTACATGGCCGTCAACATCAAGCGGGATGACGGGTCCGAAGTGGGCGAGTGGAAGATTCCGGTCGATTCTTTCCCCCTACTTACCGGAGGCAGTCCGGTAGAGGAGTCCAGTTCCGAAAGGGTTGCGGCCCGTTGGTTGAAAAGTGCAGCGGGCAAGTACAAGGACAAAAAGACGGTCAAGAAGCAGGACGGCGGCGAGATGACCGTCTACGAGTACACCGAAGGTCAGGTCCAACATCGCAACCGGGAGAAGGCCCGGCGACTCGACCGACTCGATGACCAATTCCCCAAGCTGAAAACCCAAGTTGGGAAAGACCTCAAGGCCGAGGATGGAAAGACCCGTCAGACGGCCTTGGCGGTAGCTCTAATCAACGAAACCTACGAGCGGGTAGGGAATGACGAGTCCGCCTCAAAGGGGCACTACGGGGTCACTGGGTGGCTCAAGAAGCACATCACCTTCTCCGGGAACAGCGTTACCTTCAAGTACGTAGGGAAATCGGGCGTCAAGCACGACAAGAAGGTCACGGATAAGAAACTGGTATCGGCTCTCAAGAAGGCTTTGAAGGGCAAGGGGGCAGACGACGAGGTGTTTGAGGATGTGAGTGCCTCGGACATCAACACCTACCTCAAACCCTATGACATTACAGCCAAGGACATCCGGGGGTTCCATGCGAACCGGGAGATGAGAGAAGCTCTCAAGAAAGAACGGGCTAAGGGTCCGAAGCTCCTGCACGCACGTAAGGAGAAGGACAAGATTCTGAAGGCCGAGTTCAAGAAGGCTCTTGAAGCGGTTGCGGATACGGTAGGGCATGAGCCAGCGACGTTGCGGTCTCAGTACCTTGTGCCGGGGTTGGAGGATCAGTTCACCCACAACGGGACGACGCCCAAGGGTCAGAAGAAAGCCTCCACGACCTACAAGGGTACGTTGGTACCGAGCAACTGGGACGGCACCCCCGAAGGATACTATCAGGAGCGTCTCCAGCAATCGCTGAGCTTGTACGACAACCCCTATCGTTATTGCCCCGTGTGCGGTCAATGGTACTCGATGCAGACACGGGGGATGCCCAGCCGTTTTTCCTGTCCCAATGGGCATGAGTGGGTCTGGTGTGATGAGCACTCTGTTCATGTCTTGATGGGTGAAGACGCCAACCCACCTCGTAAGGGTTGCCGGTGTGAGCATGGTACTCCGGTGCCAGAACCCCATCCCCGTGACGTTATTGGAGCATTTGAGAAAGCCAAAGAGGGGCGTTACCACCCGGATGGGTTCCTGACGGCACTGGAAGAGAAACTTCGTCCGGCTATACGACTACAGCGATTGCGGGGACGCCGTGACCCGGACGGTATCGAGAAGTGGGCAACCAAGACCCCGGCAGAGAAAGAGGACGAGGAAGCTGAGCGAATGGTGCGCCCGGCACCGAAGTTGAAGCCTCCCCGTCAAGACCTCCGCCGGAACAGAGTGCAGCCCGACGATCCTGATGTGAAAACCGAGGGTGCGGACAAGGACAAAGACCTGTCCAAGAACTACAAGCGGGTTGCGGCCCGTTGGTTGCGGAAACTCGCAGCGGAACACAAGCCCGGAGACGTCTGGGAGACTGACAAGGGCTGGGTAGGCATGAACCCAGCGGGCAACACCCATACCTTTAAGGATCAGGGGAAGGCGCAGGAGTTTGCAAAAGGTCAGGGTGAAGAGCCGGACAAGCCGGATAAGCCTCAAGACACGAAAGAGAAGCCCCAGAAGCCCCAGAAGCCGGACGAGTCATCGGGTTCCGGGGTCAAACCCCCAGAATCAAAACCTCCGGTGACCCAGCTACACGGGTTTCTAGAGGGTGCCGATGACTCCCTTGCCTCCAAATACGACAAGTACAACGACACCGCACAAGAGGCAGCCGATGACTCCCTTGCCTCCAAATACGACAAGTACAACGACACCGCACAAGAGGCAGCAGCCAAGGCATATCATTCCAAATGGAAATCACTGAAGGGACGTTCTTTGTCCGGCATTTCGGAGGAACTGGTAGACGAGGTGTCCTCGGCCTCTAACCGAGCCAAGCGTCCGGGACAGTCCGCCGAATCGTTCGGCGAATCGGCAGCCGAACTTGCCTTTGCACACCAAGTGCTGGCGAACCCTACCGAGGTGTTGCCCCTGTCAGGAGGCAAGGAAGATTCAGATGCCCTGAACGAAAGGGGTAAGAAGGCATTTGAGCATTTCTCCAAGTTGGATTCTGACCTCCGACGTGAGGCTTTTCACCGGACGAGTGAACAGTTGACCAATATGCCGGAGGATTCTGCCGAGCGTGAGCAGATGACCCGGATGTTGGAGGGTTTGTGGCTGGCGTCCGTAGCGGCGGACGACGACCCGGATGTCAGAATGATAGACGGGAACCCCCTTGTTAGCGAACCCAGTCAGATGACCAAGTCGATGATCAAAACGGTCAAGGACAACAAAGAGGACGTCAGCGACATGTTGTCCGTGGATTTCTACGGCCCCGCAGGGCGGGAGAAAGCCAGAGGCTACATGGATGAGATGAGTGATGATGACCTGACGACCTTGTTTGCGGGTGGCGACAGCGAACTGGAGAGCATGATCCAGAAGGCAATGTCTGAACTAACAGAACCTTGGCAGCGTGAGATGCTCCGGGGTTTGATGCGTGACCTTTCTCTGAACACCATGACCTCGATGCACGCTGTTGCGACGGCTGAGTTTGAAGGACGCAGAAAAGGCGGGGTGCCAGAGGGGAGCGACCTACCGATTCCCAAGGATGTGGCCGAGTCCGCTGAGATGGCCGAAGAAGCTCATCGGCGGGTCAAGAAGAGTCCCAAGTTCAAATCGGCCCTTCAAAAGTTCCATGAATGTCTCGCCGAGGCTGAGGACAAAGAATCCTGTAAGGGACTGGACCATCAGGCCCAGTTGATTCAGGTCGCCGAAATGTTGCGGGTCATGGAGGAGGATTTCGGGATTACGGACGAAAACCACCCGAAAATAGTTCAGTTGAGGACTGCTTTAGAAGAGGGAAATCCGGGTGTTCTGGATGAAAAGTTTGTGGCTGCGGGGGCAAATAGGTTCTTTTTTCCGGGGGGTACGCCGAAACTTTTTTCGGTTTGTTCTCTATATCGGGACCATAAAGAGCGAAGGACGTGATGTCCCTAGCTGTCTACCGCAATGACAGTTTTGAGGAGGCGATACGATGACACAGTTGACAAAGAAGGGTGCTCTGGAAGTTACCGGGACGCTGGACCGGCTGGCGACGCTGCTCCATGAGGAGCGGGAGACGCTGGGGATTCCTGAGCGAGTGGCGGCAGATTTCATTCACAAGTGCGACCTTCTGGGCGACCACATTGAGCGGCGTGCGGGCATCGACCCCGTGACCAAGGAAGCTCTTGATGGTGATGACCCTGTGAAAGAGCCGGGCTTTGACCCTGAGCAGATTGGCGAAGAGAAGGCCGGTCCGCAGGAAGACGAGCCGGATGAGTCCTACATGGACGGCCACTTCTCCCAGCAGGAGAACCGGGAACTTCGTGAGAAGGCAGAGGAAGGCGGGCTGGAGGATCAGGAGCGGGACGACCCGACTCCCGGCAAGCAAGCCGCCGAGGACCGTCTTGCCGAGGCACTCGACCTTTTGACCCCCCACGTTGCCAGCATGAACGAGATGCTGGGCCTCGTCACCAAGCTCGCCAAGAAGGGCGAGGAAGATGAAGAGGTCGAGGGTGAGGAGTCCGAGGGTGAGGCCGAAGATGTAGCGGCTGAGAAGAAGGCCAGCCACGGCTTCAACCTTTCAGCCTAGAGGGTCTCCATGACAGACCGGAAGGCAGCATACGTCGATTACCAGCAACGGGCGTCTGAGTTCGCTCCGGGGGATATTGTGTATCCCTTCCAGAGCGGGAATTCAGATTTGACCGGGCGGGTCGTCGCTGTCTATCCCGCTATTGGCATGGTTGACGTTGAATGGCCGCACGGATCGGAACGCAGACCCGTAGAGGAACTCCAGAGGTACGAGTCCAAGGACTACCGGCCCCCCGCACAGGATCACAACAATGTTCCGGGCGGTGCAGGTTCGGTTTCCGTACCCGGAGGTCCAGTTGCTCCTGTCAAGGTAGCCTCACGGATTGCGGATAGATGGGTCAAGAAAGCCTTGTACTGGGCCTCTGCTGACCGTTTGTACCGTGCGACCAAGGCTGAACTGGATGGCGGCTCCATTATGTGCCCCAAGTGTAAGGGCCAGTGCCTCAAGCCAGCGTCCTACAAGCGGCGGGGCGGTAAGAGTGAGCGGCTACTCGGTTGCCCCCAGTGCCTGTTCCTGATCAAGCGTTGTGACATTCTTGGCTTCCCAGAGGCGGAAGAGGTTGAGCGACAGCCAAAGCCTTTCCATCGCATCCGGGTGACCCACCGGGAGGTGAACTGATGGCTTTCATGAAGTACGCTAACGCTGCGGTGGTGAGACCCCTTGTGACACGGACCGAGTGGCAGAATATCCGTGTGGCGGGGAAGGGTTCCAAGGTTCAGGCCAGTACACTGGGTTCCAATCTCGTTGACCGAGCGGGTGAGTTGTTCGGACAGCAGTTCGACCCCTCCCAGTTCCTGTTGACCCATGCCACTATCGTTGCTTCCGTTGATGTGTTCAGTCCGACTGGACTCAAGACGGGGTCGGTAGTTGAGGATGGGTTCCGAGTAAACCGTAAGTTCTCGGATTTCCGTATCACCGCTGACACGGACCGCTTCATTAACAACAACATGGATGCATGGTCACGAGGAGTGCTCAAACAAGCGTTTCACACGTTTGTTGGGGCGCACAATTTCGTAGAGCATGTTCAGGTTGAGGATCTGTCCAAGGGGCGGATCATTGATGCGGTGTCCCGTGACATCGGAGATTCACTGTACGTTGATATTCTGATTGCGACCGATAGGAAGCATGCTGAACTGGTCGAGGCCATCCTGAATGGCAAGATGGGAACCTTGTCAATGGGTTGTACCGTTGACGGGACCATTTGTACCAAGTGCGGTCATTGGGCAGCCGATGAGACTGAGATGTGCCCGCATATCAAGTACGAGAAGGGCAACCAGTTCCTTGATGATCAGGGAAACCGTCACCGGGTAGCCGAATTGTGTGGGCATGAGTCCCTAGGGCCAACCGGCGGGGTCACGTTCATTGAGGCTTCTTGGGTTGCCACGCCCGCTTTCACTGGGGCCGTATTGCGGAACGTCCTTGAACCGAATGACAAGATCAGCGAGAAAGCCGCTGCGGTACTGGCTACTCCACCCCCGGAGTGGTCTGACGAGAAGGAACAGAAGGCAGCTTCTACCACGGCCCCCTACAAGGTGGACGGTGGTTCCGTAGAGATGCCCGTAGTAGGGCGTGTCGGTACGTCACCCGTAGCAGCGACCGCTTACGTAACAGACAATTCTTTCTTGGCCGGGTGGATGGATGAGGAGGATGAAGGCGGCGGTGATGACGCCGCAGCCCCCGCCGAACCTGCCAACCCGCTCAAGGATGTAGAGGATCAGGTTACGGACCATCTCCTTAAGAAGGTTCGTAAGCGGTTGCAGGATTCTCTGGCTGAGCAGGAAGACGTTCCCGGAACGGAAGAGTCTACCAGCCAGAATGAGAACGTGCAGAAGCAAGCGGCCCTTCAGGTCTACAAGGCCGGTGTTGAGGCGTTGATCCGAACGGCGTCCAGTGACATCCAGTTGATTGACAGTATTGCATCGTACAATCAGCGTGTGGGTGTCGATGTTCCAGTGCCCCTTTATCGGGCGGCGTTGAAGCTGGGCAGCTACAACGGGTTTGAGTCCCGTCGTGCATTCTTTCTGGGGTGCAAGGACGTGTTAGGACGTAGACCCACAACGAAAGAAGCTTGGACCCTTTATAGGTTAAGCAAAATCATCTCCCAGAGAGGTACTCAGGGGGAAAACTGCAACCACCAGTCGTCACAAAGGAGCGAGAAATGAAGAAGAGAGAACGCACGACGTGGGCGGCGGGCCGCAACGCATCTGCTCCCCCCGCCACCCCCGGTTATGGCACAGAGGATCAGGACCATCCGGCCCACCAAGATGATCCGGCATACGAAGCATATGCAGAGGGTGACCCCTCCGCATGGGCAGAGGATGTCCACGAGCCGCCGTACCCGGAAGGCAACCCCCCTGCAACCCCCGGCTACGATGCCGAGGATCAGGATCACCCGGCACACCAGAGCCCTCCTCGGGTTCCCAAGGAAGCCGACCTCAAGCAGATGGTAGCTGCCAAGGCCACCAAGTGCTGGAAGCTGGCCAACCTGATGCTTGAGGACCGTGAAGATGTCACGTCCGAGATGATCGAAGATCAGGCATACGACCTGATGGACTGGAGCGACCAGCAGATCGTTGCAGCCGCCGAACGTCTGGGCAAGAACGCTGATTTCCTTGCCGAGGAAGTAGAGGAAGAGGACGGCAAGGAAGCAACGGACGAGGACATCGACGGGATTCTGGCGGAAGACGAAGACCCCAAGGTTGCGGCACTCATCGAAGAGAATCGCCGTCTGCGGGCCAAGCTCGCTGACGATGATGACGCCGAGGAAGAGGTCGAGGAGGCCAGCAAGAAGGCCGCCGATGACGATGAGGAAGTAGAGGAAGAGGTCGAGGAAGCCAGCAAGAAGGCCCACCGTGCCCTGTTCGCTTCGATGGATGCCGACAACGACGGTTTTGTCACCGCCGACGACTGGACCTCCAAGAAGGCACTCTTTGACGCCATTGACACCGATGGTGACGGCATCATCACCGCCGATGAGTTCATGGACTACATGGCTCCCGAAGCAGTGATGGATGTTGAGACCGAGGTTGACGACCTTGACCCGGAAGAAGTTGCACTGCTGGCCGAGATGGAAGCCGAGGCATGTGGCGAAGAGCCGATGGCCGAGGACATGATGGAAGAGCCCATCGTGGAAGAGCCCATCATGGATGAGCCTGTGCTGGATGAGCCCATTCTGGCTGAAGATCAGGACGAAGCTGCGGACGAGGACGACGACAAGGAAGCGTCTGCGGATGAGCGTGTTGACGAGGCCGGAATCTTTGCCATGACCGATGACCCGATGGGCGTTGGCACCACGGCAGAGGATGACGCAATTCTGGCTGAGATCTTCGGCGGCAAGGTAGCGGCTGAAGAAGAGGCCGAAGAAGATGACGGCAAGAAGGCCGAGGAAGAGGAAGTAGAGGAAGAGGCCGAGGTTGAGGAAGAGAAGGAAGCCAAGAAGACCGCTTCCCAGCGTCCGCAGCCCCGCAAGCCTTCGAATGGTGTCCAGAGCTTGGGCAGCCAGACTCGGACGGCTTCTGCTCCCGGTGAGGTTGATGAGTTGTCCAACCTCTGGAGCAAAGCCCCCGATGTTGATCCCGTTTTCAACCCGAAGGGCTAACCCTCCGGGGGTTTTCTTAGGGGTTTTTCCGTTAGAAACCCTATAAGAAGGCCATAATAGTGAACGCCCCGGCGGGCACGGTGTTCGCCGGGGCACTTGACACCCCCTGTAAACAGGGTTCAGTGAGGAGGCTACCATGCCACTGAATGGACAGGCAAGTGGGGGATGGACGGAGTCAAGCAGCGCACTGCGTATCCTGAACGTAGGTATCAGGAACTCGGTCGGTGTTGCAACTGACGATTCGTTCACCCAAACCAACCCGTCTGCGGTATCGGCCAATGCCTCCACCCGTGTTGACACATCCGTTTCGGGTGTGATGTCTGGCTCGGTGTGCTTTGCACGCCCCGAGAGCAGCCAGCAGAACTTCATCGGTGGAGCGGGCAGCAACGCTACGCAGGTCGCAATGAGAACCGAAGTCCTTGGGACATACGGTTTCAGAGCACTCGGGATTTTCATCAACTCGGCAGTCGGGAATGATTTTGAGAACACCCCGGCAGTCGCTTCCGGCAAGTGCCCCTACGTTTCTGGGCAGGGCACCTATGCCACCGGCCTCTATGAGACCTTCGCCATCGCTACCGCAGGTGACCCTGAAGTGCTGGCGGGCACGGCACTTTCATGGACCCCCGGCGTTGGCCTCATCGCCAGCCGCAACGGGCTCCTGATGCCGAAGTGGAGTCTCAGCACTGAGGGCACCGCCACAGACATGGATCAGATCCTATTGACGGCTGAGTCGTTCTGTACTGGAGTGGCTGGTACGGCTGGAAGTGCAACCAACATCGGCGTGATCAAGATGGCTCCTGATGCTACTCAGGCAGAAGTCGTCTTTGATCAGCGGTTGTAGGAGGTGATGATATGAGCCAGGTATCGAATGCTGTCAAGCAGCGCATCATCGGCGAGTACATCAAGACTCCTGCTGGACGTCAGAAGCTCGCTGCATCCATGACCCAGCCCCTGCGTACACGGCGTGATTACGCTGCGGTAGGCCGCAAGACCTTCTTGGTCGAGCAGCTTCCCGACGGGGCACTTCCGATCTACGACAAAGACCCGGATGTCACCGCATACGTGGTTGGTGAAGAAGGCCAGAACATCTTGGCCGTCACCAAGCCCCGTCGTGTGATCTTCCCGCTCTTTGAGATCGCTTCCAACCCTGAGATTCCGCTGACCCAGATCAAGGAACGCCGCTTCGACCTCATCGAGCGGTCGCAGGATCTGGCCAAGGCGCAGATTCAGGCAGCCGAGGACGAACGTGTGTTTGCAGTGCTGGACAGCATCGCAACCGCAGGGTTCGACTCCCTCGCAGCCCAGCTCAACCCGGACATTCCGGTGGTTGCCCCCATCTCGGCGGCAGTCCTGTCCGATGCCTTCGGGCTGATTGAGCGGCACGACCTGCATGTGGCCCGTGTCTACATGAACGCCCGTGACTACGCTGACCTGCGTAAGTTCGGTCGTGACGTGCTGGACATCGAGTCTCAGGCCCACCTCCTGAAGACCGGCCTTCAGGCCGTTCTCTGGGGCGCACAGATTGTCACCTCCCGTCTGGTTCCGGTCGGCACGGTGTATATCTGCTGCGAGCCGGAACACTTTGGGAGAATCCCGGTCCGTACCGAACTGACCGTTCTCTCCGCTGACGACCCGAAGGCTCGCACCATCGGCTTCAGCGTGTTTGAGAATCTCGGTATCGGTGCGTTCAACCCGAGAGGGCTGGCACGTCTGACGATCACCCGGCAGTAACCGGGCGGAATCGTTAGATTCCCACGTCTGAGAAAGAACCCGGCCTTCTAACGAGGGCCGGGTTCTTTCGTTAACTCCTCCCTACCCTTCGTGATTCCTCAGACGATTCCCGTTGACCCCCCAGTCAAGGTTTGTTACTGTTGCAAAAGACAAAAGGTGGTGGTAATTCAAAGAGGGGTTCGGTCCAATGTCGTTAGCGGACAGCAAAGACACACATTTTCAGTTGCTCAAATGGTATCAGGAGGATCTTTTGACAGATGCTGAGATAGGGGAACGTCTGGGTGTGCGTCAGGCGTCTGTATCTCGTTTGCGACGTAGGTACGGGATACCAACGATACCCCGTGCTGAAAGAATCAGCCGAAGGCTCCCTCCCTTATCAGACCGGCAACGCCAAATCATTGTCGGTTCTCTATTGGGGGACGGTTGGATGAGTTCGTACCGGGAAGGGGTAGCACGGTTCCATGACTCCCATTGTCAGAAACAGAGTGCATATGTGGACTGGAAGGCCCGTGAGATGGGCGTCTACATATCGAACACTCAGAGCAACCCCTCCGGTAGTCGTCGGTTGGAAACGGTGTCCTGCTACCCCTTGTGGGAACTCTATGACCTGTTCTATCCGGCACCGTCCCGTAAGCGTCGGTTCCCGGAGAATCTTTCTGAGCTAATGACCCCTTTGGTATTGGCTGTGTGGTACATGGACGATGGGGGTGTAACCCTGCGGGGTGAGCCTCGTATTGCTTTCGGGTTGGACGGTGTTAGTCGCCGCCGGGCCTTCAAAGCATTACGAACACTGGGACTCAACCCGCAACGCTATGGGGACGGGGGAAACCAGACGATATGCTTTCCCCGTCAACGGTTGGAGTTTCGGGCGTTGGTAGAACCCTATCTGCATCCTTGTATGAAATACAAGCTGCCGGGGGACCGGCTTCTCGGTCAGGTTGTTCACCGTAATGCCCGTAAGCTGACTGCGGAGCGTGCTGCGGAGTTGTACGGGCACGGGATGAGTGTCAAAAAGATTGCTCAGTTGCTTGAGGTTGGGGAAAGTACTGTGGCCCGTAGATTGAGGGCGGCGGGGGTCGCCCGGAACCAACGACCCGGACCCCGAAAGGCTGGTGGTACACCAATGACAGGGGGTCAAGATTTGTTGTCCGCTTATGACTCAACCAAGTGGGCATCGTTACCCCCGGCGGAACAGGAACAATGGGTGGATGACATCTACAAGGTGTTACAGGGTACACCCCTTCCCGTACCTGCTCGTTTGGGTCCGACAGAGTCTGAGGCCGAATACTTGAAGGTACGGAATGCGGTGATGGAATTACGGGATGGTGTCATAAGCCCGAACCGTCGGGTTGGATTGTCCCTGTGTGCGCCTTTCTTCCCGAATCGTTACGAGGCACGGGCGTGGCGGTCTAAGAGTGCCTTGGAGTCGTGGCATGATGAACGTGATCTGTTGCGTGCGATACGGTTCCAACTGAAGGTGGGTGATCCTGTGTTACCCCATCGGGTATTGCGGGCTGTGACGATGAACTGTCGGACACCTACTGTGTTCCGTCCTACTGTGGCCCGGTTCATCTATGAGCGGTACTGCCCTGCTGGGGGTTTGGTCTGGGATCCCTGTGCGGGTTATGGTGGACGTTTGTTGGGGGCTATGGCTGCTGGGGTTCGGTATCTGGGGACGGATGTAGAGCGGGCAACGGTGGAGGGCAATCAGGAACTGGCTGAGGTGTTAGATAAGGGGGCTTGTGCTGGTGTTGTTCACAGCCCGGCGGAGACGTTCACACCCCCAGAGGATGTGGATTTGGTGTTTACCTCTCCGCCCTATTTTCATCAGGAGCGGTATCGGGGTGGGGAGCAGACGTGGAAGAACTACCATTCATTGGATGAATGGGTTGCTGGGTTCCTCAGACCCGTGATGCGTAGTGCCCGTGTTGCTCCCTGCCTAGTGCTTAACATTGCGGATGTGTCCAAGATTCCGTTGGTGCAGATTACCCAGACAGCGGCATTGGAGGAGGGTTGGGTATTGGAAGAGACTCTTGAGATGCCTTTGGCGGGGTTGAACCGGAAAAACGCTGTTGAGCCTGTACTGGTGTTTCGTCAGGCTTGAAGTTGCGGGGTGTGTTCGTTAAGCCAGTCGATGGCGACCTTGGCAGCCTCATCCGGGATACCACCCGCCTTGAGGGTGGCACGGGACATCTCAAGATACTTCTTGAAGAACTGCTGGCTGGCACCTTCTACCCCATAGGACTCAATGACCTTCACATAGCCCGTAACGGGGGGCACCTTGCCGTTTCTCCAAGCCAGTAGGGTCATGGACACCCTATAGGCTTCACCCTCGTATACGGCCCGCCACGTAGGATCAATCAGATACCGAGTCGCAAACTCTACTCCGATGGTCTGAGCCTGAATGACATGCTGATGTTCATGGGCACAGATTACCATCTGGTTCCAGAGATCGTGTTTGCTGGATTCGACACCCACCTCAAACGGCGTGTAGATTTTGGACCCAATGGTCGTGGTGAACTGGTTGAGGAACTTGTCCGCATCCAGAATCCCGATGAGTTCCAGTGCTTTGGCAATGAGCTTCATCTCCTCAGCATCCGCCTTGGAAACTACGGTCGAACCGTACTTGCCGCACATATGGTCCCAAAAGGCTTTTACTTGTTCCGGGGTTGGTTTCATTTCTGCGCCCCCTTGCTAGGAACACAGGCGTGGCCTTTGTCTACGGGACCGCATTCCCAGTCCTCGCCCATGTTGTCGCAATCCATCACGACCTGCCATTCTTTCTCTGGGCTACAGAGTTCCACCAGACGCCCATTACAACGGCTGGTCTGAGGGGTCTTACACGTAACCAAAGCCGGGCTACATGCGGGGATCAGCAAAAACAGAGTCAAGATCGCCAAAAATCGTGTCATGATATACCTCCTACCCCATCATACCGGTAAAGTGTGGGTAGCGGTCAGGGGTAAGGCGATGAAAGTAACGGGTAAAAAGCTAGGGGTCTTTGCTAACGGCTTCCGGGTCGTCAAACTAGATACAGACCATTGTGCATTAGATTTCCTTGTTTGCTCAACGGCGGAACGTCAGG